TGTTAATTGATCCAAATTTTAAAACAAAAATGGAACCCGTGTGCCTTGTTGACAACAAACCAAGTAATGCACTATACATAGACGCCGAAGGAGACTTTTATCCTTGCTGTTGGATGGGCACCTACAGATACAAATACAAGAGTTTGTTCTCACCAAAAGAAAATAAATTCAATATCGGAACTAACAATTTAGACGATATACTTAAACACAATCAAGTCAAAGAGTTCTTTGAGTCAACAAAACAATTTACATCTGCTCATAATTGTTGTAAAATACAGTGTGGAGTAAAAAATGGCTGAATACACATTTGACGTACAAAAACTTTATATAGAGATGCTTCTAGCAGATGCAGAATCTTTCGCACGGGCACAGAACATATTCAAACCAGAATCGTTCGATCGTAAACTCCAACCCATAGCCAAGTTTGTCAAAGACTACATGGACGAATACAAAGTTATGCCCGAAGTTGAACAGGTGAACGCAAAACATGATATAAAACTTAAATCAGCAAAAGATCTTGATCCAAGCCATTTCAATTGGCTGTTAGATGAATTCGAAACATTTTCAAGACACAAGGCACTGGAAAGTGCGATACTGCAATCAGCAGACTTGCTTGAAAAAGGTGACTATGCTCCGGTAGAAGACATGGTCAAGGAAGCAGTAAACATAGGACTTACAAGAGACCTTGGTACAGACTACTTCGAGGATCCTAAAGGAAGACTTGAGGCCCTCAAAGCAAACAACGGACAGATCAGCACTGGCTGGCAGAACTTAGACAAGAAACTGTTTGGCGGTTTTAACCGTGGAGAACTAAACATCTTTGCAGGTGGATCAGGCGCAGGTAAGAGTTTGTTCTTACAGAATCTTGCAGTGAATTGGGCACAGGCTGGTCTGAACGTTTGTTATATTTCTTTTGAATTAAGTGAACAACTGACAGCGATGAGACTTGACGCTATGATGACCAACATTCCAACAAAGAAAGTTTTTCCTGAAATAGATAATGTTGAAATGAAAGTCAAGATGTTGAAGAAAAAATCAGGAACACTACAGATCAAATACTTGCCGAGTGGTAGTAACGTGTTAGATGTTAGAACATATCTGAAAGAACTAGAACTTAAAAATAAAAAGAAAATAGATTGTATATTGATTGACTATTTGGATCTGATGATGCCAAAAAGCAAAAGAATATCTCCTGCTGATCTATTCATTAAAGACAAATATGTATCTGAGGAACTTAGGAATCTGGTTGTTGAGAAACAGTGCGTACTAGCAACAGCATCACAGTTGAATAGGGCATCTGTTGAAGAGATAGAGTTTGATCACTCTCACATTTCAGGCGGACTATCTAAAATACAAACAGCAGATAACGTGATAGGTATATTCACAAGTAGAGCCATGAAAGAACGTGGAAGATATCAAATACAATTCATGAAGACTAGATCCAGTTCCGGTGTAGGACAAAAAGTGGATTTAGAGTTTGATGTTGACAGCCTGAGAATAAGAGACTTGGCAGATGATCCAGAATACAAACAGTTTGACAAACAAAGAAGCACAATATACGATTCACTTAAACAAACATCAAAGGTGTCAGCCGCCGACGGAACGCCAAAATCCGATGTGCCGGATCCACGTAAAGGTGACACAGTGGGCAAAGTAAAGGCCACTGTAGAAGGTGGAAAACTGAGACAACTCCTTAATGAACTGCACTCAGATGAAGAACAATAACGACATCGAATACATTTACGAAAAGTTAAGTGCTCTGTATCCAAATTACAGTAATAAAAAACCTAAAGCAAAAATCTATTCCAAAGCCTATACCAGTTTGATCGGTGTGATGCTTTCTGCACAAAGCCAAGACAAAAGAACAGCAGTGGCCTGTAATCAATTGTTTTCTTTGGCAGACACACCCGAAGAAATGATAAAACTTTCACAGGAAAAAATTATTGAAGCCATACGTCCCGCAGGATTGCACAACGCTAAAAGCAAAAACATCCTTGCCACCAGCAAAATGATACTAGATAAGTTCAACGGCAAGGTTCCAAGAACACAGAAAGAACTTATGACATTGCCCGGGGTTGGCCGGAAAAGTTCTGACATTGTGATGCGTTTTGTTTTTGGAGAACCACACATTGCAGTCGACACACACGTGTTCAGAATGCTATGGAGACTTGGCTGGGCAGACAGTCTCGACGAAGGCAAAGCATCAATCACAGTCAATAACACCACACCAAGCAAATACAAATACGGCGCACACATGTGGTTGATCACTCATGCAAAGAAAGTTTGCAAATCAAGATCTCCAAGTTGTGAACCGTGTGTGATCAAAGCCGCTTGTGATATGCGAGACATCACTATTCCTAAAAGTAAACTTCGTCAGAATCTCACTGCATAATAATATACGCAGATAAATAAAACTGCTCAAGGCAACAACAGGCAAATATAAAAGCATAGGCAAATGAAAGATAAAGAACTGAACGACATAACAAGGCTGTACGATAGATTCATTAGGCAATGTCCAGGCACAGAAGAATACACGCAAAGGCTCGCCGAGGAAACTCAAATCATCCTTAGACTACGTTTCGTAGACTACTTCATACAAATATGTGACATTATAGCAATGACAAGAGACATACCACACATGACACGTGGTAGTGCCGGATCGTCATTGGTCTGTTACCTGCTGGGCATAACAGATGTGGACCCAGTGGAGTGGGACATACCCGTGGCAAGATTCCTCAATCCAAACAGAGACGACCTACCTGATGTTGATATTGATTTCCCCCATCATCGACAGTCCGAGGTCATGCAGAGGATCTTCAAGAAATGGCCCGGACGCAGTGCTAGGATATCTAATTATGTGCTCTATAAAGATAAATCAGCAAGGCGTGAAGCGGCCAAACGATTGGGTGTCAAGGGTAACCTACCCCGCAGGTTCACATATGATTCACTAGGCATCGATGTCAAAGAAGCCAAGAGGATTGAAAATAAATTGAAAGGCAAAAAGAGATGCATATCAAAACACTGCGGAGGAATACTGATGTTTCAAAGACAATTACCAAAAAGCCTGTTTACGGCGGAAAATCAAATACTATTGGACAAAAACGAAGTGGAGGACCTAGAACATCTGAAGGTAGACATTTTAGCCAATCGTGGTTTGTCGCAACTCATAGAAATAGATCCAACAATGAAACTGACAGACTATCCCCAGGAAGATGCCGCTACCTCGGACCTTTTGTGTCGGGGAGATGTGCTGGGAGTAACACAGGCAGAAAGTCCGGCCATGCGAAGACTGTTCAGAGCAATCAAACCAAAGAGTAGTAAAGACTGTGTGTTTGGCACTGCACTGATAAGACCTGTGGCAGTGTCCGGGCGTAAGAAGGCAACCATGTTCCATGACTGGAGCAAGGAACGTATGAGTGACACCATAGTTTACGAGGACGATGCCATAGACAGGATATCAGAAGTGTTGGGTATAGACAAGTACGAAGCAGACATGTACAGAAGAGCATTTGCTAAAAAGAACGAAGAGAAAATAATGCAATTCATAACAAAGCTGGGAGACCATCCACGTAAGGATGAGATCATAACAATGCTACAATCTTTGTCGGGTTTTGGATTGTGTAGAGCTCACGCTGTTAACTTGGGTAGGCTTATATGGGCATTGGCATATCAGAAAGCACACAACCCAGAAAAGTTTTGGAAGTCCTGTCTTAAACACTGCCAGGGTTCCTACAAACGGTGGGTGTACAGAACAGAGGCAAAACGTGTTGGCATAGAAGTTGTCACGCCAAGCAAGTCTGACAAGTGGGACACGCCTGAATTTCAATATAGAAAGTATGGGTGGTGGAGTCAAGAAGATTTCATGCCAGGCATGTATGTGAAAGAACTTTATCTAGACAAAGTTGAATTTGCAGGTATGATAGCCAACGGGAGAGTGTTCCGAGGCGATAAAGGAAGATACGTTACCTTTTTAACACTGGGAGTGGGCAATGGACAGTACATTGATGTCACCATAAAGAAAGCATTCGCATACAGCGACTACGATGTGGTCAAGGGTCAAGGCACAATAAGACACAGTAATAATTCTGACTACGTAGAATGCTATGACTCAAAAGGTTTTCAATTAGAAAAATACCTGTAAATATTGATTCATGGCAAAAGCAATAAAAACAGTAAAAGAAAAATCACATCTACAATCTCTTTTATCTAAGATAAACAAAGGCAGGTCTTTACTACAACAATGGATAGATCTAGATCCTATATATGTAGGAAAAAAGAACTCAGCTGACTATGAGCAAAGCATACACAGACACTTGATAGATTCGACAGACCAAGTCAGCATAGATGGTCATTGGTGTGAGTTCGGTGTGCGAGAAGGCAGAAGCCTCCGTTGGTTGATAGAGGAATACCCCACACAAATTATACACGCATTTGATTCGTGGCAAGGGTTACCGGAAGAGTGGGACAACGGCACAGGTAAGGTGGCTGATATGAGTTGTGAACCTCCCGCTGTGCCTACACACATTAAACTGCATAAAGGATGGTTCAAAGACACCCTGCCGGCTTGGAAACAAAACCACAGAGGACCAATTGCTTTCTTGCACATGGACGCAGATATCTACTCCTCAACCAAAGAAGTGCTGACGTCGTTGAATGATCAAATTGTTCCTAACACTATCATTACGTTTGATGAATTTTGTAATTTTAGATTGTCTGGAAAGATGAGCAAATGGCAGGACCATGAGTTTCTAGCATTGACGGAATGGCTTGATGAATGTAAAAGAGAAATAAAACCTTTGAATAGAAACTGGGCCTACCAAGCAAGTTGTATTGTGTTAAACTAGATTTTTTCGGATATATTAATTGCAATTTTAGAACCAGTTTTTATTAAC